GTTAAACTAGATGGTGTAAGAGTATTAGCTATATGTCGTTCAGGCAAGGTAGAATTGTTTAGTCGTAATGGTAAACAGTTTCATAACTTCCCACACATCATCGAAGAGATCGAAGCAGTACTAGAACGTAAGCCTAGTCCATATGATTGTGTACTAGACGGTGAAGTAATGAGCAAAGACTTTCAAGACCTTATGAAGCAAGTACATAGAAAAGACGGCAAGGCCGCAACTGACTCAGTACTACACTTGTTTGACTTTATTCCGTTGAAAGACTTTTTAGAAGGTGGTTGGGATAAGCCACAAACATATCGTAGTAACTTAGTCAAATATTGGGTACTAGAGAATGAAGACCTCTTAGAGCACGTTACAGCGTGTGAATGGGAAGAGGTGGACCTAAGTACTGATGAAGGCAATAGACGCTTTGTAGAGCTTAATAAGACGGCTGTAGACGGTGGTTATGAAGGTGTTATGATCAAAGATATTGATGCACCCTACGAATGTAAACGAACACATGCTTGGCTTAAAGCAAAACCTTTTATTGAAATTACACTAAAAGTCGTAGACGTCGAGGAAGGCACTGGACGTAATGCGGGAAGACTAGGTGCCGTAATAGTAGAAGGAGAAGACGATGGATACAATTATCGCCTTAACTGTGGGAGCGGTTTCACTGACGCTCAACGTGATGAGTACTGGACTGAACGTTCTAGTCTCATTGGTCAGCTAATTGAAATTAGAGCTGACGCAAGAACTAAGTCACAAGACAGTGACACTTACAGTTTGAGATTTCCAAGGTTCAAAACGTTTCGTGGATTTCAAGCTGGTGAGAAAATTTAATGTATAGAGTAACGGCATACTTCAAAACACACAAGGTGTCACAAATGTTTAAGGACGTTTATGATGCTATTGATTATCGTGATGTAGCAGATGCTCATTACCCTAAGAAAGTAACATTTGAAAAAGGAGTATTCTCAATGAGAGAATGGGTTTATGATTGTTGGAACAGTGTAATGGATGATAAAAGAAATCCTCTAAGTTCCATTCCAGACTTTAGCACACGGCATATGATTATGCAGGTACTTGCATGGATGTGGTGTACAGTTTTTGGTATTATTGTAGGTAGCATGTATATGGGTGTATTCAGTATGGTGCTACACACACTACTACTAGGAGCCATTGCAGTTACAGTAGCAACATTTGAAACAGCAAAAAGGAAACCTGGTGCATTTAATTTTATGAGTGGCTATCACTCATATGGCAGAGGTAGAACATATACTATCTGGCGAGATGAAAAAGGCAATGCTAAAAAAGTTCCATTAGATCCAAATGACCCCGGCGGGGAGCATGAATAATGGATGGCAATTTCCTGCTGGTTGGGAACCACGAATGAGTAACACAAAAGAAATTGAATTTATATGTGGAGATAAAAATGTTCTAAAACATTTTCCTATAGTGCCTGCCAAAGATGCACTACCAGAATGGTATAGAAATTTAAGTGCAAATGATATAAATGGTGTTCCAACTATTGCAGGTTGCATGCCTGCACGAGATTTAATTACATCTGGATATATTATTCCTAATGCGTTTGAACAAGAAATTATTGGTACAAGTTATAATCTTGACGATGAACAACAAATTGAAGTAGTTTATCCTGTAGAAGAAATAGGTAAGTTCTTTGAACTTCAAAATCATATGACACACCCCGGCAATGGTCATTCTCATGCACAGTGCCCAGTTCCTATACAAGGTACAAAAAAGTCTTACTTTAAAATTGCATTACCTTGGAGAATAAAAGTTCCTAAAGGTTATAGCTGTTTGTTCATGCAACCATTCTATCATTTTGAATCAGAATTTACTTTGCTTCCTGCTATAATAGACTGCGATGTAATTGATATGAATACAATGTACTTTCCAGGATTTCTAAAAGATCCTGTAGCACAACTAAAAGTAGGACAACCTTTAATACAAGTTATCCCCTTCAAAAGAGACGAGTGGAAAAGTTCTTTAAGTTATAAGAAGCCGTCAAGGTCTAGTAAATTAAATTTATTTCTACACAATATGTACAAACGAGCTTTCCATCAAAAGAAAAGTTTCCAATAATGCTTGACTTTTTAACAAGTCGGCTATATACTGTTTATACACATTAAAGGAGTGGCACATGGCTAGAGTTAATAAAATCACAGGTAGAGCTGTTAAGAAAAAAGTGGCTCGCGGTGCACCACGGTTAAGACGCGGCGCTAAAATGACAGAACCTAGCTGGGAAGGTTGGGAAGAATGGACCGGCGAACAATACCATCGTGCGGCACAACATGCACGAGATTGGTATTATCAAAACTACAAGCCAGCAGATTTATATCCTGCGGTCGGTGCTTGGATGGAAAAGAACGGTTACACAAAAGAACAGGTAAAACAAGTAAGAGCCGCACCTACACATGCATTAAGTGTTACTGCTGGTATTACTGCTAAACTGCTAATGAACGGCATGCCTGACTATAATAAAAAGCATGACGAGTATTGGTCCTCACTTCCGGGTACTATGGGGAATACTGCTCCTGCATCAAAGTTTTTAAAAGCTCGTATTGAAGAAGCAATGCAACAAGGTGCTTATCTTCTTACACAAAAGAAAGAAGTAGAAGAAGAAAAAGCAAAAGTACATCAACCTACAATACAAGAACGTATTAGAGAACAAGTTAATATACAATCAGAAGCAATAGAAGAATGGCTAGATGGGTGGATAACAGACCCAAAGTCGTTCAACCCTAAAGGGTTTAATTTTAAAGAACACTTCCAAAACTTCTCAGTGACACAAGCTCATGCACGTAAGATTTCTAGTTTCTATGACGGAGAAATATCCGAGTATAATGAACTACTAAATTTTCCTAGCAAGGCAAAGATTGCTAAAATGGACGAACATGCACAAGACATGTTAGAGCAACTTAAAGAAGCATATGCACATCTTAGCAAAGACGATGTTAAAAAGATACTAGAAGCATTAGGCAATATACAAATGGCTTGTCAACTTGTTGTTGATACAAGTAAAGCAACACGTAAGACTAGAAAACGTAAGCCTAAGAGTGCTGAGAAACTAGTTGAAAAGTTGAAATATTGTAAGGTAGATAACAAGAACAGTCTTGCAAGTATTAATCCTGTAGAGATTATATATGCTAACGAACTTTGGGTGTTTAATGTTAAGACACGTAAGATTGGAAAGTATGTTGCTAAAAATATAGATCCACAAGGTATGCAACGTGAAGGTAGTGGACTTAGTGTAAAAGGTACAACTATTATAGGATTCAACGAAGCCGAAAGTGTACAAAAGACACTGCGTAAACCTGAAGAAAAACTTAAAGAGTTTAAAGAAGCAGGTAAGGTAAAACTACGTACTTTCCTTGAAGATATCAATGCAGTAGATATCAAGCTCAACGGTAGAATTAATGCGGATACAGTGCTTATGAAGGTAAGTTGATAAATACTTACATGAGCCAGATAGACAATATTAGAGAAGGTCTCGCACGTTTAGCAACGACTGTTGAGACTATAGCAAACACACAAGCCGCAGAAATGCCACCCGCAGTAGTAAACAGTATTAGCGGTAATGCAATTCATGGTGGTAAAATCACACTATTAAGAAGTACAGGTATTACTGATAAAGCAACTAGAAATAGTCTGCTTGTAGAAGACGATCTTATTACAGTAGGTAGTATTGATACTGATAACTTAATTGGTGATGTTGATGTTAGTGGTGGATTAAACGTACAAGGATCATTAACTGTTGGAAGTTTGCATGTTGAAGAACTAAGTTCAACACAAAAAGTTACACAAAATATTGACTTTACTGCTCAAGGCGGAACCATCGACATGATGGGTATGCAATGGAGACAAGAAGGCCAAGCAACTAAACAAATTGTATGGCGTGGAGATAGATTTTACATTAGTAATACAATTGATCTACATAGAAATGCAGTAATTGAAATAGATAATATTCCTGTATTAAGTGCAGACAAACTAGGTGTTACTGTTAAGCACAGTGAACTTGAAACTGTAGGCACACTTAATGGTCTACGTATTGCAGGCGATCTAAGTGTTGATGAGTTTGTTACATACGACAGTGGAACAATGCGTTTTGCTATTGGTGCTGAAGCACCTAATGCACAATTAAGTGTAGCAAGTAACGAAGCAGAGTTTGTAGTTGATCCTGAGTTTGATCACGTTAGAGTAGGTGCATATACTACAAGTAAAATGAGTTTAATTACTGACAACAAAGAACGTATTGTTATTAAAGAACAAGGCGGAGTTGAAGTAAAAGGCACATTAGGTATTAAAGTACAGTATCCAGGTGATGATGTAGATCTACAAGTAGCAGGTGCTATTAGATTTGCAGACAAAAGATTAGCAGTAGGTAATGAAATGCCTACTACAGGAAATAACAACCAAGGTGATATTGTATATGACAGTAATCCAGTAGCAGATGGTTACATGGGTTGGGTCTGTGTAGCAAGTGGTACACCTGGTACATGGAAAAGATTTGGGAAGATAGAAGCATGACAGCATTAGTAAACATAAGTGCAGACAACGTTCTTGCAATTAAAGAAGGACTTAACAGTCTAAGTAATGCACTTCTATCAATTAACACAATCGCAGGAGACGATACGTCATCAAGACTTATTATCGACGGCGCTGGCACACTTAAAGTACAAGGTACTACAGACACTGTATTTGAAGGTAGTGTAGGTATTGGGGTATCAGCAGTAACAAACGGCATATCTCTGGAAACTAACGGACCAGTTAGATTTCAAAATAAAAAGATGGAAGTTGGTAATAGTATTCCAACTATAGGTCTTTTTAATCAAGGTGACATTGTATGGCATGATGCACCTGCTCCCGGCGGTAATTTAGGTTGGATTTGTATTAGGACAGGCACTCCAGGTGAGTGGCGATCTTTTGGTACAATTTCTGGTTAAGTTACAATTTAATCTATAGAAAAAGTTCATAAATATTATGCGGTTGTAAACTATCAGTTTACATTAGTATTCAACCATAAAGAGGCAAAATAAATGACAATAGATAAAAAAAAAATTGAAAAGATAGAGGCTCAGGTAGCAATCTGGGATATGTTCGCACGAGTTGTGCCAATTGTATTCCTAGTATTTGCTTTAGGATTAGTATGTTTAGGCATTATAGATTGGAAAGAGGCATTTTATGCGGCACTGGCAGTGTTTGCTGTAACAGCAGTAACTTGGTGGTTCTGGACAATATACACTATTAGACTGTTAGTACAAACACTACATAGAGCAAGTAAAAATTTAGGCGAAGTTAGAGAAGAGTTTAAAAAGATTAGTAAAGAAATACACGACACCAAACCTACTAAATAAATTTATGTTAGTAATTGGAAACGGTGTCAGCCGTAAAGGACTTCCCCTCGATAAAGTCTATCAAGAAAAGGTAGGCTGTAATGCAATATTTAGAGATCATTACGTACAACACTTAGTTTGTTGTGATAAACGTATGGTCAAACAAGCATTACCACATCACGATACTATATACACAAGACAACGTTGGAACGAAGAATTAGGTGTATTAGCATTACCTGACTTAGTAGAAAAAGGAACAGAAAGAATGGACGATCCTTTTCATTGGGGTAGTGGACCGTATGCAGTTCTGTTAGGAGTAAGATTAGCATATGAATGGAAAGAAACAGTTAACCTAGTAGGGTTTGATCTGTATAGTACAGATAACAAAGTTAATAACATATACAAAGGCACTGAAGGTTATAACAGTGCAGATTCACACGCAGTTGATCACAGTTATTGGGTGTATCAAATAGCCAAAGTGTTCGAATGGTTTCCAGAAACAACATTTAGAATATACAATACCTTTGATTGGAACCTACCAAAAGAGTGGAATTTGGCAAATGTTTCACTTGACATCATAGATAATTTATAGTATAATAAGTACAATACACAACAGAGGACTTTATGCGTCGACCCTCTTTAAATACTCCGCCGTTTAATATAGGAGACAAATATGAGTTATTATAGTACAAAAACATATGGACACAACATAGGCTTATCAGCAGTGTTCAGACAACCTAATGCAGACCATTCGCATTGCCATTTACTACATGGTTATAGTTTGCAATTTAAATTTACATTTGGGTGTGAGAAATTAGATAATAAAAACTGGGCCGTCGACTTTGGTGGACTGAAGCCTTTGAAGGCTTGGTTAGAAGATAGTTTTGATCACAAGACTTGTGTTGATATTAATGATCCACACAAACAAGACTTTTATGATTTACAAGACAAAGACTTGTGCGAAGTAAGAGAGTTTGATGGTGTAGGTGCAGAGAAGTTTGCCGAACACGCATTTAACTTTGCAGACAAACTTGTACGTGAAGCAACAGACAATCGTTGTTATTGTGTGAGTGTTGAGTGTGCAGAGCATGGTGCTAATTCAGCAATCTACGAGGCCTAACGTTGGCTAAGGTTGATAAAAGCCAGTACACTAAAGCACAATGGAATATTATTCGTGCGGCTAGACGAGCTGAAAAAGATCAACGCCGAGCTGAAAAAGCACAACAAAAATTACAAAAGAGTAATCCCCCGGTTGAGGCCGTAATACCTCCGCTAGAGCCAACGGTTAGCTCTAAACTTGAACTACATCAAAAGAATACAAAGAACTATGTAGTTTGTTTAAAACATGGCAGTAAGTACTCATCAGAGTATGTTAATAAACTATACAGCATGTGCAAAAGGCATTTAACAGTACCTTTTGAATTTGTTTGCTTTACAGACGACCTACGTGAGATTGATGCTAACATCAGAACTATTAGACTAAAAGAAATTGGTGTGTCAGGTTGGTGGTATAAGCCTATGTTTTTTGACAAGAACTTTCCTCTTGATGGTACTATACTGTACATGGATTTAGATATTGTAATATCAGGAAACATTGATAATCTATTTACATACCAGCCAGATAAGTTTTGTATTATTAGAGACTTCAATCGTTCTTTACGTTCTGATTGGAACAGAATGAACAGCAGTATCTTTAGATTAAAGTCTGGTTCAATGGGATATGTATATGACGAGTTTATGAAAGACCATGCTATGAACCAACGTAGATTTCACGGAGACCAAGATTGGATTTTTGAAATGGTTGGTCCTAAAAAACAAGATTGGAGATTTTGGCCAGACGAATGGATCTTAAGTTACAAATGGGAAATGCGTGATAGAAATGATTTGCATAAGCCGTCCGGTCAACCTCGCAACTTTAGAGAAAAGAAAGATCCTAAACTGTTGCCTAAAACTTGTGTAGCAGTTTTTCACGGTGAACCACACCCTCACCAATGCCAAGATAACTGGGTGAAGGAAAACTGGAAATGAAAAAATTTATATTTGATGTAGACGGAACATTGACACCAAGTCGTGGACAAATTGATTTAGAATTTAAAATGTTCTTTAATACATTTTGTTTAACTAATGATGTATACCTTGTTACAGGTAGTGATAAACCTAAAACTGTAGAACAAATAAGCGAAGCAACTTATAATCTAGCAAAACGTGTATACAACTGTTCAGGTAGTGAAGTATGGGAAGGTAGTAAACAAATTAAAGTAGACGATTGGAAATTACCAAGAGATGCTCGAACATGGTTACAAGATAAACTAGAAGAAAGTAGTTTTCCGTTACGCACAGGTCTACATATTGAAGAACGATCAGGTATGGTAAACTTTAGTGTTGTAGGACGTAATGCTACAATGGGTGAACGTAAATTATATGTAAAGCACGATATTGAAAATAATGAACGTAATTTAATTGCTGAACTGTTTGAAGAACGTTTTCCAAAAATACAAGCAAAAGTAGGTGGAGAAACTGGAATTGATATTTTTCCTTTAGGTAGTGATAAAAGTCAAATACTTGTAGATTTTGATCCCAATGATGAATTACATTTCTTTGGAGATGCAATGCATCCTGCAGGAAATGACTATCCTTTGAAGAAAATAATGCTTGACAATGACTTAGGAATCTGCTATAATGTAAGAGATTATGTACACACATGGGAACTATTAAAAACATTATGATTAAACGTATAGGCTTTGCCTGCAAATATATGCACCCCGATCAAACGCAGAAGAAAAAACTACTAGAAGAAATTCAACGACCACTAAATACTCGTAGCACAACAGTACAGTGGCTTAATAGGCAGACACGTGAAGTTGCTGAAGAACGTTTGTGGGATATCATGGTTCACAATATACAATCGTATATGAACCTTATTACCTATGTAGGAGGATTACCAAATGAACTACGTATGGTTAGACTGGGTAGTGATGTGCTACCGGTATATACGCAAGCAGATTGGTCTTACTTTTGGCAGAAGCCCGATGTACGTGCCTACTGCGAGAAAAACTTTGCTAACGTCGGCAAACAGGCAAGAGCCCTCGATGTCCGACTATCGATGCACCCAGGCCAATTTACTGTACTTGCAAGCGACAACGAAGAAATAGTTGAGAGGAGCATAGAAGAATTTGAATATCACACCGATGTCATACGCTGGATGGGATACGGGCGTACCTTCCAAGACTTTAAATGCAACGTCCATATATCCGGTAGGCAAGGTCCAGCCGGTATCAAACACGCAGTTGACAAAAGACTTTCTCCAGAAGCGAGAAACTGCATTACGATCGAAAACGACGAAAACAAATGGGGTCTCGAACACAGCCTCGAACTTGTCGACACATGTGCATTGGTACTCGACATACACCATCACTGGTGCCGTGAAGGTGAGTATATCTTACCCACCGACGATAGATTTGCTCGCGTAATTGATAGCTGGCGTGGTGTACGTCCAGCGATACATTATTCATACAGTCGCAACGAACACTTACCTACAGACTTTGCACACAACACAATGCCTGATATGCCTACACTACTAGAAGGCGGATACAAGAAAGCAAAATTACGAGCCCACAGTGACTACTACCCTAACAATGTAGTTAACGATTGGGCATTACAGTTTTTAGACTACGCAGATATTATGTGCGAGTCTAAATGCAAGAACCTAGCCAGTATTGCACTACATAAATACTTAACCAAAGGAGATATATGGCAGGACAAAGAGGACCAGCAGGCAAACCTAAACCAAAAAACTACAAAAGAGCTATTGATGGCGTAGAAATAAAACCATCAATGTATTATGGTGCTAAAGGTAAAATGCTATGTGGATCGGTAAACGGCGAAATGGTAGTTGACGAAAACGGTCAACCTATACCTTTTGCTTCTATCAAACATACAGAAATCTTAGGAGGATAATTATGAAAAATTGGATTAAAGCAAGAATGGAAGAGCGTACATCGATTGATGGAGCGGCTCTTATTGCATTAGGAATTATTGTTCTTATTGCGGGACCATTTGCTAAACTAGCGGCATATGCGGCTATTGCATATGGTGCATGGACTATCTGGAAAAAAGAAGACTAAATCTCGTCAATCCTTATATCAGATCCTGCAGGTAAGTTTAATATCTTACGCTGTTCAACACCTTTACGTTGAGCAAAACGCTTAGGATCACAATCTGGGCAAACGTGGACATAGAAGTTATCTAAACGCTTCGGGTCTACTTTGCCCTTTTCTCTTTTAAAGTCATTGTGGCATTCATCACATTGGAATAGAGCATAACTACGTATACGTTTGTATGTATGACTCTTTCCGGTCTTGCTCTTGCGAACGTAAAAACGTACTTCTTTTTCAATTCTTTTGAACATAACTGTATTTATTTACATTCGGATTATAAAAGATTACATAAATACAATAGGAGACAGTAAATGAGCGTGGTATTTTTAACAGATTCGGCTAAAGAACAGATGACTAACTTACTCAAAGATAACGACAAAACAGCAATTAAACTACAAATGCAAGGTGGTGGATGTGCAGGATTCAAGTACAACTGGGTAATGGCAGATGACGTAGAAGAAGGCGATGAAGTTATAGACCTACTAAATGGTAAGTTTATTATAGACAGTACTAGTATCATGTACTTACTAGGCTCAACTATTGATTATAAAAAAGAACTATTCGGTTCATACTTTGATATTAAAAACCCTGCAAGCACAAGTAGCTGTGGTTGTGGTGAAAGCGTAGGATTTTAAAAAATGGCAAAACAAGATATTTATTTAGGTGTTGAGGGTAACGACGGTACAGGTGATAGTATACGTGAAGCGTTCCGTAAAGCAAACGAGAACTTCACAGAACTATATGCTGTGTTTGGACAAGGTGGAACAATTAGTTTTACCGCACTTAACGATACACCAACAGGAATTACACCAGGTGGCGTATTAATTGGTAATACAACCGGTACTGAAATCCTAGCTAAAACGCTTTCAGCAGGAACAGGTATTAGTATTGACAATTCAAGTGCAAGTAATATTACTATTACTAACACTGGTGCTAATATTAACGCTGACACAAGTCCAATATTTGGTGGACCTGTAAGTGGTAACCAAGTTTATGCTATTGGTAAAATTGCTACATCACCAGAAGCTATTGCAGAATTTAATACTACACATGGTAGTGCAATTACAATTAATGATATTGTAACAGATAAAAAATTCCAAGATCAATACTACGCACCAAACACAACCTTTGAACCAACAAAACCTGTATATGCTAGATCAGAACCTGCAAACGCAAATGAGTATACTAAGACTATTGCAGAATATAGAAGTGGTAATATTGTTATTAATGATCATGGGTTTGATTGGAGTATCAACGGAACTAAATGGAAATATTCAACAACAGGTTCAGCGCCAAACGGATTAACAAATTCTACAGATTATTATGTAAGATGGGTAAGTGAAGATCAACTAAGTTTACACTCTACTAAAGCAGAAGCACAAAATAATAACGATACTACTCGTGTTAAAATTAATATTGCACTAGGTACACAAACATCAGTAACAGGTACAGACATTGTTAAAGATACAGCATATGATGATGCATACTATGGCTTCTATAAAACAGACGAAACACTTCCAAGAAGTGCAACAGTAAGACGCCAAGGCGATGACATGACAGGTGCTTTATACTTGCATGATCATCCAGGTGACTTAGCAGGTATTACCACTGGTGATATAAAAGACAAACAAGCCGCAACAAAATTATATGTTGACAACAATAGTTACAGTTCAACAGAAGATATTTTTGTAACTAAACAAGGTGATGACACACAAGCACGTACTCCGGTAGGACTTGAAGGACGGGGACTAGGATACGCATATGGTAGTTTAAAAGCCGCTCTAATGAAAGCGGAAGAAGTAATTGCAAGTGCTCCTATTGAACCAGGTGCATACAAACAAACTATTACATACGACAATGGTAAAGGTATTTCTCTTGTTACAGCAGTAGGTCCAACAACACAAAATACTTCGGCATATCATGCACAAACATATCTAAGAGAAAACAAAAGATTTATTCAAAAAGCAGTACTTGATTATGTAAACGATACATTTCCAAATCTTGCTTATAATTCAACAAGTGTACAAAATCCAAACGCAGAAGCAATTCTAGCACGAAACAAAAAGTTTATTCAAGAAGAAGTAACATACTGGATCAATCACAATGTTGGAAACGCTGGCGGTGCTGGTATATGGAATAACTTTGATTACAGTAGTGCAAAATGTAAACGTGATGTAGGTTATATTGTTGATGCATGGATTAATGATTTATCAAGAGGCGGAAACATTGAAACACGCAGAATGGCCGCAAGTTATCTAGCAGGCATGCAAAATGCTGTAGGTGTTGCAGGTTTAGGTACTGCTGATCAGATTGCACAAACAAATGCGGCGATCGAATTTGCAAGAGATCTTGTTGTAAACAACGTATTATCTAATACAGCATACTCATCAAAGCAAGGTACATTTGTTGTTGATGACCAAAATTTAACAGCAAACAGTTTCCAATTTTATATTGGACGCAGTAGCTACGCAAACGTATATGTTAGTGGTGGAACAGTAACTAAATCAGATACCACAGTACTTGCCGTTAATAATTTTGTATACAACGAAGCAACAGGTATTGCAACTATTACAACTACAACAAACCACGGACTGAGTGCAACTAATGTTGTTACAATTTCAAGTATCACAGTAAGTTGTACATTCGAAGGGCAAACAACACAGAAAGTTTATCCAGAAAGTTTACCACAGGATATTACTACACTTGTATGCGAAAGCGGAGCAGGTGTTAATGATGTTGCAAATAGAGCAAGCACACTAACAAGTGTAATTACAAATGTTATAACTAACGGACTTAATTCATTAGTAGCACCAGAGCAACCGCCTGTAGTAGACAACACATGTGAACGTGACGTTGGCCTTATTATTGATGGAATGATTATTGATATTAGTAACGGTACAAACAGTAACTACAACGCTATACAAGCGGCTACACGCTACTTTAGTACAAGTTCAGGTGCTAGAGCACGTATCAGTCAAGGACAAGAAACTAGAGCGGCTATGACAAAAGCTAAAGCTATTGTTAATAGTGTAGTACAAAATATTGACTTACTAACACAAAGTAAAAGATTTGCTGTTGAATCAGATTACTTAACAACAAATACATTCCAAGTAGCTGTAGGTACATCAACTGTCGTACACACATACGTAAGTGGTGGTACTGTAACATTTGGTGGTAACACATATAACATAAGCGGATTTAATTATAATAATGTTACAGGTAAAGGTATTATTACAACTTCAACTGCACACGGTTTAGGTTCAGGAGATGTTGTTGTACTTGATAACATTGTATTTGAATGTACAGGATATGAAGGCACAAAAGTATATCCAACAGACTACACAACACTTATTCCACAATGGTTTGACTCTTCTATTAACGATGTATCAACACAAGTTAAAGATGCGTTAAATGCTAAGTTTGATATTATACTTGATATTTTAGAAAATGGTTTCCAAGCAAGAAATAATTACACACTTGTTGAAGGAAGTACATACTCAGTTGACTTTAGCAACGGTACTGGTAATGATAGTACTGACCAAGGTATAAACACAAACGTTGATATCCTCCCAGGCAAAATTATTGTTGGTAAGACATCGGGTGCTAGAGGACGTATTGTAAAATATACAAGTGGTATAGACTTAGGCGGCACAGCATATGATAGAGCAGAAGTCGTATTAGTTGAACCAAGAGAATTTAGAATTGGTGAGGAACTAGAATACGGTAACGGAACTAAAGAGAAACAAATTACTGTACATGTTGAAACAGGTATTTACTACGAAGACTATCCGTTGAAAGTTCCTGCTAACGTATCTATTAAAGGTTCTGACTTTAGACGTTGTCAAATTAGACCTGCTCCAAGAATTTCACAATCACCTTGGGCAAACACTTATTTCTACAGAGACAAGTTACTAGACAATTTAAAAATTACAGACTATACAGGTGCAGACTTAGCAACTGCACAAGCAATTACAATCACCGGTTCAAACCAAACAGGCGGAGTTATTACAGTTACTCCAGCAGATAATATTGCACCTACATCATGGGATGGTGCTTGGTTCTACACAGATAATGGAGCAGTAGGACTTATTAGTAATGCAGATGGTGGAAGTAGTTTCGATGTTACATTAACAATTGATATTCTACCAAACCTAAACGGAATTGCAAGTGGTGCTTGGCATATTAAAGCAACAAGGAATTACGGTTATCATTACCTAACTGATCCAGCTGATCCAACAAGTACACCTAAACTGAATAATCAGATGGATGTGTTCTTAATGAACGATGCTACAAGACTAGCAAACATGTCATTCCAAGGACATGGAGGATTTGCACAGGTACTTGATCCTGCAGGACAAGTTCTTATTAAATCTCCTTACACACAGGTTTGTGGTAGTTTCTCAGGAAGTATAAACAAACAAGCCTTTAGAGGTGGTATGTATATTGATGGATTTGCAGGTAACTTAGAAACTAAGATTACAAGCAAAGACGATAACTTTACATTAAATGTACAATCAGATGCAGGCACAGGATTAAGAATAAGAAAACCACAAACACCTGCTCCATTCTTTATTAATGGTGTACGTTATCAAGTTGATGCTGTTTCAGAATATGACGGTGGTACAGGTACAGCAAAATTATTAATTAACAAACTTTCAAATGAAGGTAATGGGTATATTGATACATCATTCCCTCAAGCAATTTATATTCAAACAGCTGGTAACAGAAGTATGTTGGCAAACGACTATACTCAGGTTAACGATTTAGGTTACGGATTGTTCTGTAACAACGCGGCACTGTCAGAGCAAGTTTCAACATTTACTTACTATAACCATACAGCATTCTTTAGTAACAACGGTTCAGAGATTAGAGCTCTTAACTGTTCTAACGCAAATGGTAACTTTGGTTTAGTTGCGGCAGGAGCAGATCCAAACGAAACTGTTGATGATATTACATCACTAAGAAACATGCAACAGCCTGGTAAGGTTTTCAATGATGAAACAAACGTTTATGGCTTTGGCACATTTGCACACACGGCAGGATCATTTAGTATATTTGTATATGACTGCGATTATATGCCTTATCCAAACAGTTTGATTGACATTTACACAGCAAGTGGAGTAATTACATACGAAGTTACAGCAACTAGTATTGTTGCAGTTCCAACATCTAATATCGGAGGATATACAGGTGCAACAGGACCTTCAGGACGTAAAGGTGCAAACTTACCTATCTACAGATTAAGTGTATCAGGTACTACTGGACTTGAAACAGCAATCACAGGAACACACAATCCTACTCCATCAAATGACACAAGTGCATATGCTGTTCTAAGAATGAACAAAAACCATTTGTTAGGTGATCTAAATGGTGTTACAGCAACTAGACCTTCTACAGCGGTTGTGTTTTCTGAAAATCCAAATCAAGTTTATAGAAGTATTAGTTTCAACAACCAAGACGCAGATGGTTCAGCATTAGCATCAGATAGATTCCAAGTTGTAATGGACTCAGCATTTAGTCACTTAAACTTAACACTTAGAAATACAGAAGCGGCATTGAATACATATGCAGGTACTGGTACTACAATGGGTGCAACAGCAGGTGACGTTAGAGTTGCTATTGAGAAATTAACAGCAACACAACAAACTCGTATTGATAACAATGATATGATCTTTAGTTTTGCTGGTAAGACACATATCGTTTCAAACTATACTGACAGAGGCGACTATGCTACTGTTGAACTTACCGATTTAGCGGCTTCAAACATTAACAGTAGTAATGCGTTATATACTGGTTCAGGACTTGGAGCAGATTTAAGATTTAGTCCTGCGGCAACAAGAACAATTCCGTTATCATTACAAGATAACGAAGCTGGTACTATTACAGTTGGTATTTCAACTCTAAGAGCTAACGGACACGACTTTGATAAAATTGGTACAGGTGGATTTAACACTACTAACTATCCAAGTATTATCTACGGACAGCCAACTATTAGTGCTAACCAAGATGCAGAAGTTAGCGAACGTGGTAAAGGTAGAGTGTTCTTTGCAAGTACAGACCAAGATGGATTCTTTAGAGTTGGTAAATTCTTTAGTGTAGACCAAGGAACAGGTACAGTTACATTTGCGGCAAGTATTGCTATTAGTAACTTAGACGGACTAGGATTTAGACAAGGTGTTAGAATTACAGAATTCAGTAATGACGATACAATGGCAGATGGTGATCCAGCGGCAGTACCTACAGAATTTGCTACAGAGAAATTTATAGAGAAAAGATTACACTTTGATAGAGATGGTGTAATTATTACAACTGGTACTATTGGTCCGGGAGCTATTGCTAGAGATGGTACTACTCCAATAACAGGAAATATTAATGCTGGTAGTAATAAAATCTACAATCATAGTGATCCGACACAACCACAAGATGTAACCACAAAATCATATGTGGATGCTAGAACACCATTTGATACAGAAGCAATTGGTACTGACATTGGTAACAGAGTAAACAATGACATTCTAATGTTCCATGGAGGACTTTATGATAATCATACTGTTACAGGTGATGTTGTGTTTACAAGTAATGGAAGTAATGTTGCTACATCGGCAATTAGTTCAGAAGTAATTGTTAACGGTGACGTAAGTCCAACAGCAGGTATAATACAAAGCAAACTTAATATGCAGGCCGCAACTACAAGAGCTAACGCAACAGGTATAGCACAATCAGATCTAGGACTTGCGGCATTTGATGCTGATGACTTTACAGTAACAGATGGTTGGGTAACACTAGCCGCAAGTGCTGTTGACTTTGCTGACTTACCAGATATAGCACAAAACACAGTATTTGCTAGAAGTGCCTCAGGTACAGGTGATGCAAGTGCAATTAGTTTTGCAGACATTGTTAACACAGGTGGTTCATTTACTACAACTGGTGTTGCTGATAGAATTGTAAAAACAGGTGCAGACGGAAGTATTGATGGACAGAAATTTAAATTAGATAACTATGATATCTTAGACCAAACTAACTTAACAATGACAATGAAAACACCAGGTGGTGCTACAGTGTTTAATACAGTTGGTACAGTTCCAAGTAATACAACTACAACATTCCCAGGTACAATACAAGTAGGTAATACAAGTGCATCAGCTTCGTTCTTCCAACAGAACAGTAGCTATGGTGATCCAAGTGATGCTACACAAAACTCTCCAAGAGTTGCGTCAGACTGGATGTACACTTCATTTATTGAAGCGCCAGGCGAGAAGAGTACTTCAAGTACAGGTATTGGTATTGGAGCAGGTACAGGATTTAGTAGTGCAGGTGAAGTTGCTATTGTTGCTAATAATAATACAGCGGCAGTGGTATTTAAACAAGGGGCTATGACACCTTCAAGTAACGGTGGATATGATATTGGTACAGGGGCATTAAAATTTGGTACAATCTACGGAACTGCAACTTCAGCACAATATGCTGACTTGGCAGAGAATTATCTAGCAGATGCTATGTACGAACCAGGTACAGTATTAGTGTTTGGCGGTGAACAAGAACTAACAACTACTATATCAAAAGGTGATAGAAAAGTTGCTGGTGTTGTTTCAGAGAATCCAGCACATTTAATGAACAGCGATTTACAAGGTGATTATGTTACAGCATTAGCACTACAAGGTAGAACAACATGTAAAGTAATTGGTGCTGTTAGCAAAGGTGACATGATTGTATCTAGTGCAATTCCAGGTTACGGTATGGTGCAGAACGATCCTACAGTAGGAACTGTTATTGGTAAAGCAGTTGGAACCAAAGACGGAGATGAACCAGGGTTCGTTGAAGTTGTGGTAGGGAGAGTATAATGGCTATTCAAGTAATTAATATTGGAACTAGTGCAAACAAAGGTGATGGTGATCCATTAAGAACTGCATTTACAAAAATTAACGCTAACTTTGCAGAGCTTGCTGTTACAAATAAAAATAGAGATATTAACGGATCTGTATTCGCTGATGATTCGACACTATTAGTTGATGCTGTTAACGGAACAATTACAGCGGCAGTATTAGTTGGTACACTTCCAGCGTTAAACGGAAGTAATCTTACAAACTTAACTATTCCAGCACAGACGTTTGCCTCACTTACAAGTAAGCCAACTACATTAGCTGGTTACGGAATTACTGATGCGGCAACTTCTGCACAAGGTACTTTAGCGGCAAGTGCATTACAAGCAGAAACAATTACATTAACAACACTAAAAACAGAGGTAGCGGCAAGTGCCGACTTTGCAGACTTCAAAACTAGAATAGCGGCATTATAAGGAAAAGAATATGGCAAACAGAATACCACTCATAGTTGATAGAGACGATAGCAACAAACTAAAAGAATTACCAATAGGTGATAATTTAGACTTAACAGGCTCAGGTATTACTGGAGCAGGAATGATTTCTGCAACAGGACTTACACTTGCAGGTGTTAACTATAATCCTTTTAGTGGCAGTTGGAATGACTTAGCAGACAAACCAACTGTAGCCGCAACTACAACAGACTTACCAGAAGGTACTAATCAATACTTTACAAATGAAAGAGTTGATGACAGAGTAAATGCTATCCTAAGAGAAGGTAGTGGAATTGATATTACATACGATGACTTAAACGCGACTATTACTATTGCCGCAACAGGTGGCGGTGGTGGTGCAGGAGGCAGTGGCATTGTTACTGACTTGACTGGATTAGCATCAAGCAACGTACTTAAATGGAATGCAAACGCAGGACAAGATAATAACGGAGCATGGGTAAACAGTTTTATTAACTATAGCGAAATTGTTGGAACACCTAGTTTAGCCACAGTAGCAACAACTGGCAGTTACAATAATCTTACAGACAAACCAAATTTAGTTACTGATATAAGTGACTTATCAGATGTTGATACACAAGGTACTCCACCAACACCAGGGCAAGTACTAAAGTGGGACGGACTTAGATGGGCACCAGCAAACGATGCTACATCAGGTGGTGGCGGATTAAACGCAGATACACTTGACGGATTTGATAGTCCTTACTTTTTAGACTACACAAATTTAACAAATCGTCCTACATTATTTGATAGCCAATTTAGTTCATTAGTTGGATTACCTACTACGTTATCAGGTTATGGCATTACTGATTCTATCAGTGCAAATCAAAGTTATACACAAAACGGTAGTGTAACATTTAACTCAGATACTGGTATAACTGTAGGTACAAACAATAATATTAAACTACGTGTAGACAATGCCGCAATTATTGAAAGCACAGTTAACGAACAAGATTTAGATATTAAAGTAACACCATTAACAGGTGTTGAAACAGCAATTAAAATTGATACAGGAACAAAACGTGTTGGTATATTTACTAGTACACCTTCGCACAAACTTACAGTAGCAGGTGATGTAAATGCTGTTTCATTTATTGGTAGTGGTTCAAGTTTAACAGGTATTACACTTAGTCAAATACTAGCAGGCGGATCAGAAGTAAGTGATAGTGTAAGTTTCGGTAATATTAACCCCTTTACTGCTAATACATATAGTTTAGGTGCCAGTAATAACTATTTCCAAAATTTATATGCTAATAATATTTACGGTAGTGGTGCTAATATAACAGCAATTCCGTTTAGTGCATTAACAGGTGTTAGTATTGATTATACAAGTAGTACAATTACCAACAAGCCTACTATTCCAACAAATAATAATCAACTTACAAACGGTGCAGGATATCTATCAGACCTATCAACAACTAGTATTACTACATTGTCAGATGTAAGTATTAACAGTCCACAAGCAAACCAAGTAATAAAATACGTAGGTGGTATTTGGACTAACGCTACAGGCGGTGAGTCAGTTGGTAACTTTACATTTAGTACAAGTGTAATTGATACAGATGATTCAAGCGGTATTACAATTACTCCAGCAGTAACAATGAGCAGTGACCTTACAGTACAAAACGATATGACTGTAAATGGATCACTACAAGCAGAAACATTTGAAGGCACAGGCACAGGTACTCCACAAATTACTAGTGCAGGTTCAATTGAGCTTGTTGCAGAAGATGCTGTCAAAGTAACACAAAGTCCATTTAGACTAGCATCGTTTTCAACTGTAGAACGTAATGCTCTTACAGCAGTTAACGGAGATACAATTTATAATTCAACAACTAATAAGTTCCAAGGATATGCGAACGGCGGTTGGGTTGACTTACATTAAGGGGACACTATAATGAGTGAGAAAGAGTATATTGTAACTCTTAAAGAAGGTGTCGACTACAATGCATTTAATCAAGAAATGATTGCATCAACTGGCGCAGGAGAAATTCCTGGACGTTCAGTTATAGTAGCAGACGCTAGATTAGGTTCACAAAGAAATACACACTACATGTTAACTACTGAAGAAGTAGAAACTCTAAAAAACGACAGTAGAGTTTTAGATGTAGATCTTCCACCTGATCAGAATCCAGATATTGAAATTGGTATACAAGCAGTGCAAATTGCTGACTTTGATAAAACAACTAGTGATAGCGGTAACTATCGTGACTGGGGTAAAATTAGACACAGTTTCTTTGAACAAAAATACTCAAGTAATTCTACAACAACTAACCGCACATACGCAATGGACGGTCAAGGTGTTGATGTTATTATACAAGATAGTGGACTACAAGTTGATCACCCAGAGTTTTTTATGGATGACACAGCAGAATATGTTAGTACAGATATAGCAAGTGACAATACAAACAGTGAAATCTTTCCACAGTCAATGACAGTACATGGATTAAAGATTGTACAAGCAGGTACAGTAGGTGGACAGTCAGCAGTATCAGACAACTTTACACGCAAGGTTGGTCAAGTTGTAAAACTATTAATTGATCCTACAGGTACACATATTAACCTTACACATCAAAAAAGACTTATTGCTACTCTTAAAGGTGATGCTGGTACATTCCATGCAGGATTTCCAACTGCACAAAGAATTGGTAATAGTGCAGGTTCAAGTTATTCACCTAACTGGTTACTTGATGAAAATATTAATAGCTACACAGGCTATCAAGCATTTCTAAATTCACATATGACTAACGATATGGTATGGTATAACAACGCAAGTGGACCTCAACCAACTACAAGCGATAGTGAAATTGAAGAAGTTATGGAACACTTGTTTCATACAATACATTTATTTGGATTGCCAGGTGCAACACCAGGAAGTGCCCAAGCGTTAAATTGGGCCGCATCAAATTATGGAGATGACAGTTGGAAAACAACTGAACTACATCTTGCAATGAAAGAAGCAATTGATGCAGGCAAATTTGATCCATCTGATTATGCATCTAGTTGGGATACAAATACAGATTATGCAGAACTTGCTTACAAGGAATACATGTATTTGCTTAACTGGGGTATGTGGGATATGAGCGAGTTTTGGAGTGGCGGAACTCTTGCTCCAGAATGGACTGATGATATGCGTACACCTCAGGGTATTAGAAAAAACAATCCTCAGGGTTATCAACTTTTCAAAAAATACTTTATGCCGGTTTTAAATAAGCCAAGTTTTACAACATTGAAAAGTATGTTCAAAGGAAATGATCAAGGTAGTTTAGAATATGTAGCAAGTAGTGGAGCAAACAGAGTACACTTAATCCATTGGGGAGACGAAAGCGGATTAGGTTTTACACAACCTGGTAATCACTATAGAGACTATGACGGACACGGAACACATTGTGGCGGAACAGCAGTAGGTAAGAACTTTGGTTGGGGTACAAAAGCAAGAATCTTTTCTGTCAAAGTAGCAGGATTAGAAGGCAGTGGTGATAGTGGCACTGGTATTAGTATATCAAATGTATACGATTGTATAAAACAATGGCACAATAATAAAGACGCAGATCCTATTACAGGTTTAAAGCGTCCAACTATTGTAAATGCTAGTTGGGGATATAGTAGTAGTGTTGGTAGTTCTATCAATAATATTACAAGTATAGTTTATAGAGGTACCACTTATAGTAGTGGTAATGATGGTAGCTTTGGTAATAGTACACACATGAGAGACACTTATGGATACTATCCTTACTATTCAAATGGAAGTTATAGATATCCAGTAAGAGTTGCAAGTGTAGATACAGATGTAGAAGAATGTATTTCAGCAGGCGTACACATTTGTATTGCCGCTGGTAACAACAGTTTTAAAGCTGATTTGAGTACTGGAGACGATTATGGTAACATTGTATTCTCAACTTCATCAAACAATTATTACCATAGAGGAAGTTCACCTTACAGTGACAATGCATTTATGGTAGGGTGTATAGACAGTACACCAGAAAATGAAGCAGGAAATATAGAAAGAAAAACAGGATTTAGTACAACAGGCCCAGCAGTAAATATCTTTGCGGCTGGTGAGGATATTGTTAGTGCAACTAGTACAACAAACAAATTTGGTGCACCTGCCTATTTTGATGGTGGTGGGTTTAAGCAAACTAATATCAGTGGAACAAGTATGGCAAGTCCACAAGTTTGCGGAGTAGGAGCATTATACTTACAAGCATCACCTGAACTTACACCAGCACAATTACTATCTAAAATACAAAAAGATGCAAAAGCAATTTTAAAAGACGAAAATAATCTTACCAACTACGGTGATACCACAGACATATGTGGTGCTGAAAATAGAATGTTGTTTAACAGATATAATCAGCAAAAGCCGTTTACAAGCAATGTGGTAGGACTCAAGAAGCGATAAATATAGTATAGGAGACTTATATGGCAATACAAACTATCAATATTGGAACTATTGCAAACGACGGTACAGGTGATGATCTACGCGAAGCGTTTGTAAAAGTAAACAATAACTTTACAGAACTTAACGCTAGAAGTACAGAATCAACTACTGTAGCTAATCTAGGTAGTGCCGGCGAAGGTGTGTTTGGTCAAATAAGTGGCACTGAACTACAGTTTAAAAAAATTGTAGCAGGTACGGCAATATCACTCGCGGCTGATGCTAACGCTATTACAATTAATAGTACAGCAACAGGACTGCCAAGTGTACAGATATTTGCAGACAATAATAATATTACACTAGACTCTAACGGTAATTCACTAACACTTGCAGGTGGTGGAACTACTACAACAAATTTAAACGGAACAACACTTACAATTAGTAGTGTAACTTCTTTACAAACTGATACAGATCCTAAACTTACAGCAACATTAAACGCACAAACTAATAACATTACTAACGTAGGTAATATGACCGGTAATGTACATGGTTTAGATATTAGAACATTTGACGGACTACAACAATATTTAACTTTTGATCAAGGACTTGCTGTACCATCAGAATTCACAAACACATTAGAATATCTAGCACATAATTTAGATATTGAGTATGAAGCTGATCCATCCTCTCCAGCATTTGCAGGATCAACTTTACCTACAGCAGATATGGGAACACTCCCTATAGCATAAATATGTATATAGGAGTTTATACATGGCGCACTTATGGACCGTTAACACAGGGCATGATTTAGGTACATACCAAGAAAGTATTACACAATCTATTGCTTTGCCTATTGTTACTGGCACAACAATTTCACTTATTAGCGGAAAAATACCCGGAGGACTTCGTATTGAAAACGATAGTTTAGTAGGTACACCATTTGAAGTTAAAAGATTAAGAACATTTACTTTTGTATTAAGAGCAATCAAAGACAATATTAAAGAAGATGTAACGCTTAAATTAAAAATTAATGGTGCTGATGCTCCAACATGGGTAACAGCAGAAGGTCCACTACCACTTGGTCCTAACAATAGATTTTATATACTAGATAGCAGTCCTGTAGATTTTCAGTTACAGGTAATTGATCCTGACTTGCCTGCAGGCGATAATATAGAATATTTTATTGGGGATAATGATGGAGAGCTTCCGCCAGGAATCGAACTAGGAAGAACTACAGGTAAACTTACTGGCGTAGTTGAACCAATATTAGCATTAGAAAAACGATCATCAACAGGTTATTTTGATAGTAATGTATACGGTACTTTCCCATTCGACTTTGGAGTAAAGAGTGCAAATGGTTTTGAAAGTTATTATTACGATACAACATTTTACGATTATGCAGTTCCTACACAAAGTCCTAAAAAATTAAATAGATATTACGAATTTACTGTTAGTGCTAGTGACGGCATTACTATAGCAGAACGCAAATTTCAAATTTATCTTGTAGGAGACGATTTCCTAAGATCAGATAATACTATTATGCAACTTGCTACAGGATTGTTTACAGCAGATAATACATATCTAAGAGCACCTGTTTGGTTAACACCAAGCGACTTAGGTTATCGAAGAGCTAATAATTATGTAACACTATTCTTAGATGTCTATGATCCTACAAGTAATCAAGGTATAATTAGTTTTACAGTTAAAAAATCAAACGCAGACGGATCTACAAGTGCTTTACCTCCTGGTATGAGTATTGATAGTACGACTGGCGAGATTGCAGGACGTATTCCTTATCAGCCAGCAGTTACTACAGAATATAAATTTACAATAGAAGCACTAAGACAATTAGGATCAACAGCTAGTACAACTACCCAATCTTTTGCAAACAATATAGGTGTTGGACAAACTTGGAGTGGTGCAGATAATATAGCATTTACAGATTTTGCTGATAGCTTGTTTAATGGATTAGGAGCAACAGGTTGGATTGTTTTCAATGAAATTCCTATTACTGAAGCAGATTCAGGAGATAACAAAAGTTATAAAGCAATTGATGTTATAGGTAAAAGTGTATGGACTATAGAAAATGGTAGAGTAACATCTACATCAACTGACAAATCTGTAACTAAAATTGAAGTAGGTAATGATGACTTTCTACGAGGAAAGTTTTTAGGAACCATTTCCAATGTAGGTTACAAAACTTATGATGCATTTGGTGCAACGGTTGCAAATAAAGTTGTTACTATGTCATTTTACAGTTTTGATAAAAGAACAACATCAAGTGTAAACCCAACAGTAACAAAAGATAAAGAATTTACAGTTAAACTACTAGGTGAAATCGAAAGTGCAATTACATGGAATACAGCATCTACACTAGGAAATCTTAGAGCTAACTTTGTTAGTACACTAAATGTTAGTGCTACAAGTAGTGTGCCTAATGCTGTTGTGCTATATACATTGGATTCAGGAAAGTTACCACCCGGACTTACACTTGCTATTGACGGACAGTTACAAGGTAAGATTAATCAGTTTGGTTCGACAGGCAAGCCTGGGCTTACAACTATAGATAAAACTACAACACAAACAACATTTGATGGTGCTACAACAACTATTGATAGAAGTTATACATTTACAGTTAAAGCACAAGATCAATTCCAATTTAGTGCTACAACTAGGTCATTCACTATTACAACAACTGATCCTGATGATACTCTTTACAGTAGTATATCAATGGTTCCTATGTTAAAACAAACACAAAGAAATTCTTTTAGAAACTTTATATCAGATCCTACTATCTTTACACCAGGCAGTATTTACAGACCAAACGATGTTAGTTTTGGTTTACAACCTCAAATCAAAATGTTAGCCTATGCTGGTATTGAAACTAAATCTATAGCAGAATTTGTTGCGGCAGTAGCTAAAAATCATAAAAGAAAAAAATATAAACTAGGCGCTGTTAAAAAAGCAGTAGCAAAAAATCCAGGAAGTAACGATACAGTTTATGAAGTAATTTACGTAGATGTTATTGATCCTGCAGAGCCTGATGCTGGTAAAGGCAAGACAAAAGTAGACTTTACTATATCTACCCAAAATAAAATTACAACAGATCAAGTTCAATTTAGTGTAACTGATGATAATACTGGAGTAGGCACAGGTCAAGGATTCTTTGACTTAGGACTTAGAGGTGGTGATGGTAATAGTCCTGCTTCATCAGGATCACTTGCAATCTTTACAAGACTTGGTCCAGTAAGCTTCAACCCAGGAGGCAGTATTACTGTTGAACTACAAGACGGAACAATAGTTAGCAGTCAAAGTATTGACAGTAGCATAAGTTCAGATACATTAAGATTACGTCCACAGACTAACACAATCAAAATGGATAGTAATGCTATTAAAATAAGTGATAGTAAAGATCAAAGAAAATATATTAGTAATATTACAAATATGAGAGATAGAATTAGAGCAATAGGTGCAAATCTAAGAGAGTTTTATCCACTGTGGATGCGTACTTCACAAACAGTAGGACAAGCAGAACTAGGCTTTAAACTAGCAGTACCACTATGCTACTGTAGACCAGGCGAAGCTGATAGTATAATTCTAAATATTAATAATAGTAACTTTAACTTTAAACAACTAGATATTGAAATTGAAAGATACAATATCGATAGTACAGATGGTAATAGTAATGAACAATATGTTCCGTTCGCAAATTACCAATTCAATGTATAATGCTGATAAATAATAGCAACGAGAGGATAAATTATGGCAAGTAATATTAATGATACTGGAGTAAATGCAAACTACCCAGTTGCAGGACAAGACAATGATTCGCAAGGATTTCGAGATAACTTCAGTGTAATTAGCTCAAACTTTGTTGCGGCGAAAGCTGAGATAGTAGCTTTACAAACAAACGGTGCAGTAAAGAATGCAGATAACAATTTCTTAGGAAATAGCATTATTAATGCTGATTTTAAGAATACAACAGAAACTGCATTTATTGCTACAACAACAGTTAACACTAGCCAAAACATTAACGTTGACAATGGTGCTTATCAAGAATTTACAGTAGGTGCAGATATTACGCTTACACTTGCCAACTGGTCAAGTACAACAGCAAAAACCGGTAGAGTACGGGTACATGTTAAAAGTGATCTAGCGGCAGGTGCTTCAGATAATAGAACTATTACATTTGCAAGTAATGCAGGTGGTGGAACTATTAAAACAAACACTAACTGGCCATCAAATGATCTTACAGCAGTAATTGGTGCTCCAAATCTTGGAGAATCTACTAAGTATTATGCTTTTGAATTTGTAAGTTATGATAGTGGTGCAACTGTTTGGGCAGAATATTTAGGCATCTATCAGTAAAATGCTTCATCCGTTTCAAGAAGATACATCAGATATGACAGTATCTCAAATATACGATAAAGTATCAGATCTAACTAAGAAGTATTTTCAAGCTAATAACCCTCACATAAAAGAGCAGATTAGTACATTTATTGAGTACTATAAGCAAGAAGCACTAATAAAAGAAGCAAAAGAAAAGCTAGAACGAGAAAAAAATCAACAAAATGGCGATTTAGATCTTGACAAACTGATTAATATCAGTTAAAATAAGTGTATGCTAATGAAAACAGACAAGCTAGGAATCCCGAGATTTACAAATCGTGATCTAGTTGATATGATCTATAGTGGTAATATCGACAAGTGTCATGTAGTTCTCTGTGACGCCAATGATGATATAGACAAATTTAATACAGTAATGGAAGAACAAGGTATGTCTCCATTGCAAAAATATATTCCACTAGATGTAGACGAAAAAACATTTGACGGTGTATGCCAAAGCGATTGGTTTATGCCTCAGAAGTATAAAGAAATTAATCCTAACAAATGGCTTGAAGCAAAGTTAATGGAGAAATATCAAATAGATGATCCTGTTACTTTACGTGATACACATACGTATGAATGGATCAGAGTAACTGAAGAACTTACTGAATATCAGTATCGTGGTATGTATCCGTTACTACAGTATATGATATATCTTGTAGACTTTATGCGTGAGAATAACATTGTATGGGGTGTAGGTAGAGGATCAAGTGTGGCAAGTTATGTGCTATATTTAATTGGTGTACATAAGATTGATTCAATCCAGTTTGAACTGGATTGGAGAGAGTTCTTGAGATAAGTACTAATATAACGAAGGAGACTAAAATGGCAGTAAAGCAAACAGGTCGTAAGCAATACAGATCAATGCAGGGTAAACCTGTTGATATGGATTTGCTAAGACAAAGAAACGAACTAACACCAGCAGTGGGCAATGTTCGTGTAAATGCTAGAGGCGATGAACTAGGTCCAGGTGGAAAGATTATTAAAAAGCGTGAAGAAGTTTTACGTGATTACTATGAAGATAATGTTGAGCCTACACAGTTCGAAGCATCTGAAAGAGCACCTGTAGTAGAAGAGCCGGTAGCTGAAGCAACAGAAGTTGAAGCACCTAAGCCACGTTCTACTAAAGCAAAAGCAGGCCAAACAAAAGCTGAAGCAAAAGAAGAAGCTGATGATTGGGTTGAAGACGAAGACGGCAACTTTGTAAAAAGAGGTGAATAATGAGTTTTGATTACGAAGCAATGGCGGCAGGCAAGAAAGGTGTGCAAGGCACAATTATTGCTGATACAATCCGTCCAATCAAAAACAGAGTATTAGTACACAACATGCACTTCGGTGAACAGACTACTAAAGGTGGTATTATTATCCGAAGTGATGATGGCGAAACTAGAGGTATCTACCCACGTTGGGCACAAGTACATTCAAAAGGTCCAGACAACAAAGATCCATACGAAATAGGTGATTGGATCCTAGTTGAACACGGTCGTTGGACTAGAGGACTTGAAATTACATTAGCAGGCGAACCAATTACAATTAGAATGGTTGAAGCTGAAAGTGTAATTGGTTGGAGTGATCAAGCACCTGATAATGATTTAAGAATTGGAGAAGAAATTGACTTCCACTCCGATAAAGCTAGACCTGAAGACTTTGTCCACTAATGGACTGAAGGCAAAATTAAGAAAGTTAGACGCAGTCTATCATATCACAGAAGATGTCCAAATGCGTTATAAAATAATGCAAGCGGAAGATGAAATTAAACACGAACTCAAAGAAAGAGACCAAGAAATTGAATAACGTAGATTTAAATAAGTACAAGGAATTTGTTGAAGGTGTGACGTCAGAAGAATCAAACGACTGGAGTTTTTTACAGGCACGCTTACACGAATTAAATGATGAAGTTAACATTGCACTACTAATGACAGGTGCAACTGGTATTGCAAGCGAAGGAGGCGAATTTAGTGAAATTGTTAAAAAATGTGTATTCCAAGGTAAGCCTATGGATGATGAAACTAAGTTTCATATTAAACGAGAACTTGGCGATATTATTTGGTATTGGGTTAATTCTTGTAGGGCACTTGGGTTGGACCCTAATGAAGTCGTAGAAGAAAATGTAAACAAATTAAAGTCACGCTATCCGGGCGGTGAGTTTAATGTTCATTACAGTGAGAATAGAAAAGAAGGCGATCTCTAAATTGTTACCAATATTGACTGACGTAGACGGTGTCCTATTAGAATGGGAGCCAGCGTTTACCAAATGGATGAATTCCAAAGGCTATGAAGTAAAAAAAGAAGGTGTCTATAAACAAAGCACACGCTTTGGAATAGAGCAAGCACTATCAGACTCTCTCACAAACAGATTTAACGAAAGTGCTTGGATGGGATATCTTAAACCTATTCCAGGTGCAGTAAAATGGTTAGAACGTTTTGAAGATGAAGGCTATACTTTTGAATGTTTAACAAGCCAAAGCGAAGATATATATGCAGGATATCTACGCAAATATAATTTAGAGATGCTATTTGGTAAAGTTATTACTGAATGTACTTGTATTGCTACAGGCAGTGACAAAGACGAGCATTTAAAAAATTGGGCGCCTGGGCATTGGTGGATTGAAGATAAACCACAAAATGCTATTGCAGGCTTAGAAGCTGGCCACAAACCTATTCTAATTACACACCCATATAACAAAGATTTCGAGCATGAAGGCATTGAAAGAGCTGATACATGGGAAGATATCTTTAACATAATTCTTACCAAAACAGGTTGACATTCTATTCATAATACGCTATAATGTAATAAAATTAATTATAGGAGTAGCATATGAAATTTCCAAAGCCACAAACTAGCGGAATCGGTACTACTGGTCTTACAGGCGTAGTATTGATGACTCTGCATATTACAGGATATATTACAGGGTGGGCATGGCCTATACTTTATATTCTACTTATTATGAGTGCAATGGGCCAAGAAAATAGGAAAGGTTAGTATGGCAAAAAGAAATAAACTTGAAAGAAAACTAGATGAATACAATCACATAATGGAACTTGTAAGAACTATTGTGCCGATTGTAGTATTAGCAGTTCAAGTAGTTATTTTAATGAAAGTAATGTAGTATGGCAATACATGGTATGATTGACTTAGAAACACTAGGTGTCGAACCTGATAGTGTTATCATTACTTTAGGTGCAGTAAAATTTGATCCGTTCAGTGATGCTGAACCCAATCACGGTTTGTATCTACGTTGTGACGTAGAAGAACAATCAGAAAAATATGGTCGTAGTATAGACGATAATACATTAGCATGGTGGAGTAAACAAAAGCAAGAAATCCAAGATGAAGCCTTTGGAGATCATGAGCGAGTAAATATGGATAGCTTAACAAAGCAACTTAACAAATGGTGTGTTGGAGTTGATTATTTATGGTGTCAAGGACCTTTATTTGATTATGCAATATTACAGAACTTATACAAAAACGTTGGCAAGCCTTGTCCGTGGAACTACTGGCAAATTAGAGATAGTAGAACTGCGTTTGCAATGATGCCTAGTGATCCACGTAAAGCAATACAAGAGCAATTACACAATGCACTAGCAGACTGTTACTATCAAGCAAAATGCTTACAACAGACATATAAACACTTTGGAGTTACTAAATGAAAGAATTATGGGTAGAAAAATATCGTCCTAACACAGTTGACGGATATGTATTTAGAGATGATGCACAAAAACAACAAGTGAAGCAATGGATTACAGATAAAACTATTCCGCATTTGTTGTTTAGTGGTAACGCAGGTATTGGTAAAACAACACTTGCAAAGATTCTTCTTAATCAACTAGAAATTAACGATCTTGATGTGTTAGAAATTAATGCTAGTAGAACAAACTCAGTAGAAGATGTACGTGATAAGATTGTAAACTTTGTACAAATGATTCCATTTGGTCCATTTAAGGTTGTATTATTAGATGAGGCTGATTACTTGTCGCCGAACGCACAAGCGGCATTACGTGGTGTGATGGAAGAGTATCATACTACTGCACGTTTTATTCTTACTTGTAACTATCCAAACAGAATTATTCCTGCACTACACAGCAGGTGTCAAGGCTTTCATATTGAACGTATTGACCAAACAGAATTTACTGCACGAGTTGCAGAAATTGTTCTTACAGAAGGTGTTACTCCAGACTTGGATATCCTAGACACTTATGTAAAAGCAACGTATCCTGATTTGCGTAAATGTATTAACATGGTGCAAATGAATTGCGTTGACGGTGCATTAGTACCGCCATCTAAAGCAGACGCAGGTGATGCTGACTATAAGATTGAAATGGTTGAATTGTTTAAAGCAGGCAAGATAGGACAAGCACGTAAACTAGTCTGTTCGCAAGCAAGACCAGAAGAGATCGAAGATATATACAAATGGTTGTATGACAACATTGATCTGTTTGGTGATGAAGAAAAGCAAGAAAGTGCAATCCTAATTATTAAGCAAGGACTTGTGGATCATACATTAGTTTCTGATCCGGAGATTAACTTGGCCGCAACCTTAATTAGATTAGCGAGATTATAAATGAAGATTTTAATATTTGGACTACCCGGTAGTGGGAAAACTACACTTGCAAAGCCTTTCGCAGAATTGATTGGCGCAGTACATATTAATGCAGATGCAGTACGTACACAATATGATGATTGGGACTTTACACCTGAAGGACGTATTAGACAAGCACAACGTATGCGTCACTTAGCTGATGGAGTAGTCATGGCTGGCAAAATTGCAGTTGCCGACTTTGTGTGCCCCACTGAGCAAGCACGTACAGAATTTTCTCCGGACTATACTGTTTGGATGGATACTATTGAAGAAGGACGGTTTGAAGATACTAACAAAATGTTTCAAACACCTACAGTCTTTGACTATCATGTAAAAGAGTGGTTTACTGATACACATCAACAACTTTCAGAAGTAGTTATGAACTACATGGAGAAACAAAATGTTTGATTGGCAAAAACCTACAACACAAATGCTAGGCAGATGGCAACCGTGGCATGATGGACATACAGAATTATTTAAACGTGCATTAGCAGAAACAGGACAAGTATGTATTCAAGTACGTGATGTGTTTGGTATAGTAGGCAACGATGCTGGTGCTGGAAGAACTGTAGCACAAACAGACAATCCTTTTACGCATGTAGATGTAGTAGAGGGTATTGTTGCAGGCTTAGAAAAAGCAGGTTATACATATAACAAAGAATATACTATTATGAAAGTTCCTAATATTGTAGACATTAGTTATGGTAGAGGTGTAGGTTACACTTTTACAGAACATGACCTAGGGAAAGAGATACATAATATTAGTGCTACAAAGATACGTGCAGAAATGCGAGATAAAGGAGAGCTATGACATACCTAGTTAACGACAACTGTATTAAATGTAAACACATGGATTGCGTAGAAGTATGTCCTGTAGATTGTTTTTATGAAGGCGAAAACATGCTTGTAATTAATCCAGACGAATGTATTGACTGCGGAGTGTGTGAGCCTGAATGTCCAGTAGATGCTATTATTACAGATCATCAAGATCCTAATAATGTATTTTATGAACTTAATTATAAATGGTCAAATACTTGGCCTAATATTACATCAAAAGATGAATCAGAAGTACCGGCTGATGCAGAAGAATGGGCCAACGTAAAAGACAAGATGAAATATTTTTCTGAAAAACCCGGAGCAGGAGATTAAATGAAATTTAAATGTAAACATATACTTTTAAGTTACGACAAAGCAGAAAACACATCACATGAAAGACCGTTAGGTGTTGCTGTTGAAGATGCAGAAAAATTAATAATTGATCTTAAAAAAGGTGATATTACTTGGAATGAAGCCGCCGCGAAACACAGCTCGTGTGCTAGTGGACCAAGACATGGAGGAGATCTTGGATGGCAAGACGAAGAGCATTTTCATCCAGACTTTGCAAACGCTGTAAAGGTAATTGGTATTGATACTATAGGACCTCCAGTAATAAGCCCCTGGGGCGTACATATTGTACTAAGGACAGGGTAATGATAGAATACGAATATTACGATTGGAATAGTCTGATTGACGAAAAGCTACGACAACGTATGTGTAGCGATGTCGAAATGGGTATCAAAGCAGGAAAGTTTTGGCATAATAGTCCAAAATATCAAACTAACTGGAATGTGTTTCAAGATTTTACAGATTTAAAAATGAGTTTTATTTGGAGTTGTTTTAGATTTTTAGGACGTGAAGTACAAATTAAAAATATTCAAAGTTGGAGTTTTATGACTTCACTAAAACATGTAGAAGACCGAGATAAACTTTGGCATCATCACAATCATAATCCCGAAACAAAAACAGTAAGTGGTGTATACTATATGCACTTGCCAGAAGATGTAAAAGATTTGGAAAAAGCAGGAACAGAATTAGCACCTATTAGTCCAGAAGGTGAAGGTAACTTTTTTGTACCTTGGAAAACAGGACATTGGATGATATATCCAGGAAGTGTTTGGCATCGTCCAGGCATAGTACAGTCACAACAAGACCGTTATATTGTAGCGGCAGATATGGAGTTTTAAATGAACGTTAGACTAGTTAGTTATTCACAGCCAGCTGAAGGAATGACTTCTCAGCATATTAGAGATGTACAAGACCTTGTAGCATTTTGTGCAAGGGTAAGTAATCCTGCAAATCAAATTAATAAAGAAACAAGTGAAAAACTTATTAAGTATCTAATTAAACATCAACATTGGTCTCCATTAGAAATGGTAAGTGCATGTTTAGAAATTGATACTACAAGGGATATTGCTCATCAAATTGTAAGACATCGTAGTTTTGCCTTCCAAGAATTTAGTCAGCGTTATGCAGAGCCTAGTGAAATGGGTGATCAATTTATTACACGAGAAGCTAGATTGCAAGATACAAAGAACAGACAAAATAGTATCGAACTAAGTGATGAAAGCGAATTACATTACGAATGGAAACGTAAACAAGAAGAAGTTATCGAAGCATCAAAAGCCGCATACGAATGGGCTATTGAAAACGGCATCGCTAAAGAGCAAGCTCGTGTAGTACTACCTGAAGGTTGTACAAAAACACGACTTTATATGAACGGCTCCATTAGAAGCTGGGTTCATTACATCGAGCTACGTGGCGCTAATGGCACACAAAAAGAGCATATGGAAATTGCCCATGCTTGTGCCAAAGTAATCAGCAATATCTTTCCGATAATGAATGAGCTATAATAGCTTATTCGTCACCATATACTTCTAGTACCTCCTTCACTGCGTTATGCCTTTCGATATCTTGATGGCCAAAAGTAACGTAATCTAGGTGGGTGCTATTACCAAAACGTGTTAGTTGATTAATAAAGTCTATTAGACCATTATCACTCATTCTATCTGCTTGATTAAGATCACCTGTTACTGCCATCTTAGAACCTTCCCCTAAACGTGTTAGTAGCATCTTCATTTGATTAGCTGTTGAGTTTTGCATCTCGTCAGCAATAATATATGCTTTTTTAAATGTTCGACCACGCATGTACGCTAGGGGTGCTATTTCAATTACACCTTCTGCAATCATGCCTTCAATTTCTTTTGCTGTAAAATACTCACGTAATACATCAAATATTGGTCTTGTCCAGGGAGCCATTTTTTGTTCTAGTGTCCCAGGTAAAAATCCTAAGTCTTCGTCAACTGAAACGGCTGGTCTTGTTACAATAATCTTGTCAACAATTCCTTCTTTGAAAAACTTAATTGCTGTCAATACCGCAATAAGAGTCTTACCTGTGCCAGCAGGACCTATGCCAAAGACAACGTCTTTCTTTGGATTGGCCAGTGTTAGCATGTAAGATTCTTGTGCCTTATTACGTGGCACGATTTTGACAGTTTTCTGCTTCTCGGGAAGATAATTATTAATTTGAACAACATTATTGTGAAAGTTCTTGCTCTTGCGAGCTCGCTTTGCACTCATGAAGTGTCCTCCTTTAATATGACTTCTGTAAGCTCTAACTTTGCTTACAAAAATATTTATCATAAGATCGCAACTGTTAAGTACTAATACATTAATCTGATAAATAAGTATAGTAAAAATAGGTGCCAATAATATGAAAGATATTGCAGACGTAGTTAAAAACATATCAGAAATATATGACAGTGATGTTGCATTTACTGTATTAAAAGATTTTGAAAGAGTCTTAGATGACCTTGATGTATATGTGTACGATAATTGGGAAGACGGAGAAATAGTTTTTGGTCCCAAGATTAGTAGACATTGGGTTACATGTGCTTTTATGTGGGAAAAAGATAACATGCCTGATCCAATGGGCGGAAAACGTCTATTAGACTATGATTGTAAGGTTACCTATAAAAAAGATAAAATTATTAGACCACGTAAAATTCGTAAACCAGACGATATTCGTCCAGGTACTAAAAAAGGTAAGCTAGATACATTGCCTATATGGGTAGTAGAAATTATGATGCCTAAGAAACTAATTGCTGATATCTATGGTGGTTACAAAGCTATGCAAGATTACGAAGTTGATACCGGTACAGAAGCAACTATTACTCCAGACACACAAACAGCTGATATTGGTGCAGAAGCTACTGCTGATGTAGCTGGTGACACTGGTGCAGAATTAGAGACAGTATAATGGGTTTACTTAAAAACGATTTAGCACACTTAATAGATAGCATAATTGAAATTGATTCTTACAAATCTAAGATGGGTGCAGATTCAGATATTGTTACACTAGCATTTAGTGTACATGGTAATGAGCCAGCAAAAGATTTAGAAAACTTTATTGAAAAAGGTTACCCATTTGTTTTAGATGCTGATGTAACTTCGGGTGAACAAACAGATGGTACATATAAGGTATTTGTTGAAGTTGAAAGAAGTAAAGATATTCCTACACAGATTTTAGAAATTGCAGACGGAGTAAAAAAACTAGCTAATTTAGAAAGTATGAAGTTTAGATACTATAAGAATTTTAGAAGTAAAGATTTAGATGAAGAAAATTTAACTGCAACTATACCTGTTGATCAAGCAAGTTACGAAGTTGCAATAAACGAAACTCAATACGAGAACTACAAAAATTTCTTTACTAAAAGTTATGCTGAGTCTATTGACATGATAGGTGAAACATTAATTATTAAAAATACCTATGCACAACCAATGAGATTTAATGTAACTGATTTTGGTAGAGATCCAATGATCGAAGAAACAATAAACATGAAAGACATGGGTGAAGTAATTTTCCTTTCCAAAGTATTAGGAGACTATAATATTACAAAATTTGGCGATACTATTGTATTAACAAATGAAGGTTATAGACTACACCTAAAAAGGCTTTAAATGACCAACTGCAAAAACTGCGGACACGAATCACATTGTGGAGCAAGTTTATTCAGAGATCATAAAGATGGCGACAACCAAATTATAAATATTAAAGTATGTGAGCAATGTCGATGTATGGCATGCCAAAAAAAGGATACAAATAATGGCTAAAGAACACTTTAAATTTGATTTCGAACCGTGGATGGCTGAAGAGTTAATCCATAGGGAAGACTGGAAAGATTGGTACGAAGCAATGCTAGAAATACTTCCTTTATGGGAAGTAAACACAGCAGAACGTGTAGCAATGTTCGTAGCACAGTGTGGACACGAGTCCGGCGGCTTTAGAGTACTAAGTGAAAACTTAAACTATAGCGCCAAAGCATTGAATACAATTTTCCCTAAGTATTTTAGAAGAGCAAATAGAGATGCAAATGAATATCATAGACAACCTGAAAAAATCGCAAACGTTATTTACGCTTCACGTATGGACAACGGCGATACTGATAGTGGTGACGGCTGGCGCTTTCGCGGTGGTGGCATCCTTCAGTTAACTGGACGTTACAATTATACACAGTTTGCTAAAGAAATGGACATGTCTCCAGAAGACGCAGTAGACTATGTACGCACTAAGAAAGGCGCACTAGACTCAGCATGTTGGTTCTGGGATACAAACGGCTTAAACAAGTATTGTGATAACATGGACATTGTAGGTGCTACAAAACGTATCAACGGTGGTACAATTGGTTTAGATGATCGTAAGAAACATTACCTACATGCAATGGATGTACTAGG